TGTGTTCTCATTCGTCGTACCCTCCATCATCTTCTTGTTCTACGATTATAATTGGTTCTTTAGGATCACTCATGTTCTCCTCCTGGATCACCTTCGGGCAGTTCAACTTTTTTGCCGTTGACCCACACAGCGCCTCTGGCCCTGTTCACTGAATGATATCCCCATTTGTATGAAGATTTGGTAAGGCTGAATGTTATCACTGTGGTGAAGATTGCAAGTATCAATATAAAGTGTGCGACCACGGTGTATCCAAACACCACCCAACTGCTGAAATACAGTGAGAATGTGATGCACCACATCCATGCTAGGATTTGCAGTATAAGATGTCTCACGTTCTGGTCTGGTATGTGTTTGAGCGGATTTTTATCGGCATTCATTACGCCATGCCAAGCATCATGTATAAATTCTCTCATGTTGCTAATATAGTATGATTGTGTGTATTTGTCAACTAGCCAATAACAAATGACATTGGAGTCTGTCCAACTTCGTTATTGTTCATGGAAAGTTCTAATTTTTCCAGTTCTTGTGTGCCTTCTGCTTTGAGTTGATCACCGTTCAATGATGTTCCGCCCTGTGGGCCTGCGATTGTGGCAAATTTTGATCTTGCTTCGCCCAACATGATTTTACATGTTGCCAGTGTGTAATCTCTTATCCATGGTCTAGCATATCTGTCTTGTAGCAGTATGCCATCCGGCTTGTTGTTGTACAACCATAACAGCACAGTTTCCACATTGCGTTGCCTTCTTACAATTTCTAGTTTCCTTGTGACTGTGTCGTAGTAGAAGTTGATGTAGCCACCAAACATTCTGCCTACCATTTCCTGATATCCTGAGAACATTTCGTATGTTGCTAGTCCACCAATCCTGCCAGATTGTAGTAGGTAAACATTTGTGTATGCCAATTCAAAAGGATCAAAGAATGATCCACCCTCTGATGCATTTGCACCACCAACTGTTCTTCTGAAGATCTGTCTCACGTTGGTTACCTCTTCGGGCAAAGTATAAACATTGGTGTCTTCCTGTAGTTCTAGGAATCCATATGACTCTTCCACAGAACTTTCTGCACGTTGCTTGTATTTGTCCACTGCTCTTTCCAGTGCTGTTTCATAGTGCTTAGGGTCTAATTCAACCTCTACCATGCCATCTCCCAGCATAGTTCTGCAGTGATCAAAAACAGATTGTTTGAGTGCCAGTGTGTTTTCTGGAGTTAGTACTTGGTCAACCATTGTACTATATTTATGTGTGTATCATAACAATAAATATGTGTGCAATGCCAAGGCTATCCATATACAGACCGGAAAAAGGAAAAGATTACAAGTTCTTTGATCGCAACATCAAGGAATTGTTCCAAGTGGGCGGCACAGACGTCTACATCCACAAGTACATGGGAATACATGATCAGGGTGAGACCAACGATGCTACTCAGCCAAAAAGGGCAACGATCGATCATATGAGCATACAGGATTTGTTGTTACTAGAGAACAGGGATCGCAAGTATGAATCAGATGTGTACACAGCAAGAGGCATATACACAGTTTCAGACACTGACTTTGATCTAACACAGTTTGGCTTGTTCATGCAGAATGATTCTCCATTTATTGTGTTCCATCAACGTGACACAATCGAACGATTGGGCAGACGGTTGATGAGTGGTGATGTACTTGAACTGCCACACAGGAAAGACGATTACAGTTTGGATGAGACCATGGACGAAACACTCAAACGTTTCTATCAGGTAGAAGATGTGAATGTCACAGCAGAAGGATTTTCACAGACATGGTGGCCACACCTTATCAGAGCAAGATGTAAACCACTGAGAGATTCACCAGAATTCAGAGACATCATCGGTACCAGGAATGACGAACAATCAATCGCATACAAACAAGGTACTGGCAGACGAGATCAGGAAATCAACGATGCCATTATCGCACAGGCAGAGGCAGACGCACCAGAGGCAGGTTACAACACACAGCCACTGTTCATACTGCCGGTTGATGAAAATGGCAAGGCGGCGATAGTATCGTCGGACACAGGAGCAACTGCTAAGAGCGATGGTTATCTGCAGGGTTACCTCACAGCAGATGGCATAGCACCAAATGGTGAATCATATGACTTCGGCACATCATTTCCAAACAGTCCGAGCAAAGGTGCTTATCATTTACGCACCGACTATCTTCCGAACAGGCTATTTAGATATGATGGTACAAGATGGGTACATCAAGAAGATGATGTAAGGATGACAATGACCAACTTAGACAGCAGATCAACATCTAAACACAGTTTCATCAACAACGACACTGTGACCACAAACCAAGATGGCACTACGCAGAATGAAAAGAGTGCATTGAGCAAGGCATTGGTGGACAAAGAACGTAAGACACCAGACGAAGACAAGGAAACTAGCACATAATGGCAAACATCAGTCACTTTTATGACGCTCAATTGAGAAGATACATCATCCAATTTGTACGCATGATGTCCAACTTCCAATATGAAACAGGCAAGGATGCAGATGGCAACAAAGCATTGATCAAAGTGCCTGTGCGTTATGGAGACATCAACAGACAAGTTGCAAACATATTAAGGCAAGGTTCGGAAAATGCACTTGTGAGTGTTCCGCAAATGGCGGCTTACATTTCAAACTTGTCATATGACAGACAGAGGATGCAAGAACCAACACACATAGACAAAATACATGTGCGTGAACGTTCATATGATCCAGAAACAAAAACCTATTCCGGCACACAAGGCAACCAACACACAATAGAACGTATCATGCCAGTGCCATTCGAACTTACTATGAACTGTGATCTGTTTTCCAACAACACAGATCAAAAATTACAGATACTAGAACAGTTATTGGTGTTGTTCAATCCAGCACTTGAACTACAAACCACAGACAACTGGGTGGACTGGACGTCATTGAGTTATGTTGAATTATCTGACCTAACTTTTTCATCTAGGACTATTCCAAATGGTACAGATGATGAAATAGATATTGCGACATTGCAGTTCACACTGCCTATTTGGTTGACGCCACCAGCAAAAATCAAAAAACTTGGAGTCATCGAAAAGATTGTGGCATCAATATACAACGAGGACGCATCCAAGATAGATGTAACAGGAATCATTGGTAATGATTTATTGAGCAGACAAGAGATCACATTCGGCAACTATGGATTGTATGTAGATGGCAACCAATTGAGATTGCTACAAAGCAGAGATATTTTCCAAGACTCCACTAGAGACACTGCCCATGCAAATCCAACGAGGACAGATGCCAAGACAGATGCACAGTTGGTGTATGGTCGACAGATTGAATGGGACAAGGTTATTGGTGCATATGGTAGAATCACAGCAGGATTGAGCAAAGTTAAATTAGAAACTGCAATCACAACTGCCAACAACGAAGACACTGTGACCTACGTCCAAGGCACTATTGCGGCACACCCAACAGATGATCATATATTATTGTTCACAGTAGATGCTGACACAATACCCACTGACACAGTACCACAGTTCACTAAAATAATCGATCCAACAGTGACCAAACCCACTGGATCAGAAGTTGATGGGGAAAGATATCTCATCACTCAAGCAATAGGTACTGACTTGCACGACATCAACATCACAGGAATTACTCATGCCGGTTCTTCTGGAATTGCAACTGCCACATGTTCTCTGCCACATGGGTTGGCAGTAGGAGACACTGTGAGGATCACAGGAGCGGCACCGAGTTATTACAACGGCACAATAGGTGTTGCATCAGTGCCAACCACGACCACTTTCACTTACAACACAGTGAGTCCGACCAATGCGGCGGCGAGTTCCACGGCACAAACAGCAGATCAAAGTTTGATCACAGCGGGTGGCGGATATTTGATTGTGCCATCTCCATTGACGTCACCAGCACTAGGTGAACCAGTTGGCAAAACTAATAGATCCGGCAGTGCATGGGGCAACCTTGTCGCTTCAGAATCAGACATAATACAATACAATGCCACAACCACTAAATGGAATGTTGACTTTGACTCTTCCAATGTTACCAATGTGCAGTATGCCACAAACAATACCACATCAGTGCAGTTCAAGTGGACTGGCACGCAGTGGCAGAAGTCTTGGGAAGGCGAATACAATCCGGGTGATTGGGTACTTGAC